TATTGTTAAAGTTTACTAATTTTGTTAACTTTTGCTGTCCTGTTATTGTTTCACGTGGAACAACCTGTTATTAATGTTTCACGTGAAACGGTTTGTTAAAAAGATTAAAATTTTCAATTTAAGAACTATTAACAAAAATAATTTGGTGGTTTCGTGAAAAAGTCGTACCTTTGCAGCAGAGTTAAGAAACAAAGGTTTAAACAATTAAATTATAAAATTATGGCAAAGTATAATATTACAGTAAAGGCAAACAGTGATTCACATTGTAACGGTACACGTTTTACAAAAGATATTCCATTCCCATCTACTGTTATAAACGGTAATATGGACGATGTAGCAAACCATATTAATAAAATGCTAACAGGCATTTATAATATGAACAAAATAGCTATACAGGGTGTGCGTTATCCTAAAACGATGTATGCGTACAAAAGCAACATTGCAGATATTTACGCTATCGGGTACGGTTTTGTAACTGTAACTAACATATACAACGGTGAATACATCGAAACAATATGTTATGAGTTTACAGCCGAAAGAATAGGTTAATATTAACAGCCTGTAGGTTAACACCTACAGGCATAAATACATATAATATGGAATATAGTTATTTTAAAATCACTTTGAAACATGTTGATAACGTTACCGTTTATATGGTACGTTCTGACAAAGTAAGCGAGTTCTTTAACAACAAAATAGACTATCTTTCGGGCGATTGCTCTATCACTGTTAAAGGTCGTTATCCGACACACAAAGACAGTCGTAAATGGTTTGTAATTTTACCAACAGAAAAGAAATATGAAAAAGATTAAGTATTTTAGGTTGTCTGAATTTTTAAACTCAGCAACCGCAAAACGTTTGGGGATTGATAACACCCCTACATTTGAGGTAGTAGATAACTTGAATAAGTTAGCAGATTATTTAGATGTTATCCGTGAAAAGGTCGGTAAACCGATTCTGATTTCTAGCGGTTTTAGATGTCCTGTGTTAAATAAGGCTGTGGGCGGTGTTTCTAACAGTCAACACCAAAAAGGCTTAGCCGCTGATTTGATTTGTGCTGATATGGAATCTTTGGAAAAGGTTCTGAGAGAAACAGGTGGATTTGACCAACTTATTAAAGAGCACCGCAAAGGCTCTAAAAGTTTTTGGTATCACGTTTCGGTAGCACCACGAAACGGTAAACCACGTCAACAGATTATTATGAACTTAGAAAAAAAATAAGTTATGCAAAAAGGTTTTAAGGTTTTACAGGATTCTATTTCAGTTTCCATTGACAATTTAAAGTTTGTAGCAGAAAACACTACAGGTAATAACGGTTTGTTGCTTAACTCTATAATAGATACCCTACAGGCACAGCAGAAAGTAGTTGAATATCTTTCTAACTGTTTAGACACAGAAATGAGTATCAAAAACAGATGTTTTGATTTCCTTTGTAAGAAAGGTTTAATGAACGAATTTTATAGCAAATAAGAAAAAGGGGCGGTATTTGTTACCGTCCTTTTTCTTTTATAGATAAACACCGTTTTCAAGTTCTGAAATAATGGTGTTATATTCATCTACCAACAAATTAACCGTGTTCAAATCTACGTTTTCAAACTGTGCGTAACCTGTTACGTCACCGATTGTCACGGATTCCTGTGTATTGTTCACAGGCTTATTTATTGTGTTGTTCTGCGTGATAATAACATAAGGTTCTAAACCATATAATATTTGCTCGTCCCATTGCGTACCACCAACTATATTTAATTCTGTTGTTCCTGTCTTGTAAATAACATCACGTGACAAAGAAAAACTTTCTAACTGAAAGATAACACCATCACAGGACAAAAACGCTACAGCATCACCTGTTATAACGTTTACTTTGATAGAAAGATTTACCGTTTTACCGATATACTTACTATCTACAGCAACAAAACCATGGCACGGAATAAATACAGAAATCTGCGCGTTATAGTCTTCCGAATCACCGTTTAAACCTGTTAACGTCACATCGCCAAAGTCTAGCAAAATAACGTCCTTTTCGGGTGTTTGTACCGTTATTCCTGTGTTATAGTTACCACACCGCAAAGAATCCGTACCCGATACAGGAACGTTTGTAAATATACGCTTGATACGGTTTACAAAGATACCTAAATTAACCTCTTCATAGATTCCCTGTGTATCGTCTTTTATCTCAAAGAAACGCTGTTTAGAAAATGCGTCCAAATTGTCGAGCGTCACGCAATAAACGTTTATAGCACCGTAATTTCTACCAACAGGTGTTATTATACTAGCCACCGCTTTAACGTTGATAGAGACACAGGAATCGGGCACAGGGAACGAAATAACACCGCCTTTAACACCTATAGTAACATCTTTTGTTCCATCATTCCAAATAAGATTGCATGAATCTAAATTATAATTTGTAAGCGGTGTTACAGTCAAATTTAACGTGCTACCTGTCTTAACTGTCTGTGGCTGTGGTGAAACGGTGCAATTTGTCAACGTATAAGTAACAGGAACGTCTTTCTGCGGTGTTTCGGGTGTGAACGTACCTGTAATAGTTACGGTTTCGTTTGTGACAACAGGTACACTAAATGTTGCTGTTTTACCGTTAACTGTCATTTCTCCTGTGGTTTCCGTTCCGCTTTCGTTTTTATAAGAAACTACAGGAACAACCGAGTAACTACCATCTGTGTTACCTGTCAACGTAATATCGAAATTTTCACCGTTTTGTACATAGGTTGCGACAGTTCCCGAAACGTGGTTTGTTATTGTTAACTCTTTCGGTTTCGGTGTGAACGTTCCGTTAATTGTTACCTCTTCGTTTGTTTTTACAGGTACACTAAATGTCGCTACGTTACCGTTAACGTTCATAGTTCCGTGTGACGCTTCATTATACCTATTCCTATAAGTAACTACAGGTATAACCGTAAAAGTTCCCTCTGTGTCACCTGTCAACGTAATATCGAAATTTTCACCATTTTGCACCGAAACGACATTCGTACCCGAAATGTTATTGTTTATCTTTAACGTTTTTACTGTAGGTTCACCGCCACGTGCATTTAAGTAACATTCCATTTCGCCTGTATTGGAATTACCAAACGTTAAACGTTTAGAAAAGTATTGACCATTTGACGAAATACCATCAATATTACCGCTAATAACCTTTGAATCATCACTAGCAGAAACACGTGACAGGTTAAAATGAGTTATTTTTGTCGCTCCACTACTCAGACGTGAAATGTAATTAAAATCCCCATCATTCGGCAAAAAATAACAACCATCCACGGCTTTTCCGCAAAAGTGGATAATATTACCGTCTGTGTCGTAATTTGCACTACTAGCTGCTGTAGTAGTGCAATTTGTTAAGTGATAATTAATTTTATAACTTGCCATTACTTATTTCCTTTTATAGTTACCATTACAATACTACCTGTTTCGTTTAATAGTTCCTTATTAGGAAAATCTAATTTTCTAACATTCGGGCGAACGTCCACTACGTTTGCACGGTTTGAAAGATATTTGTTAACGTTTTCACCCTGTGTTAACGTTCCACTACTAGCAAGTATTTTGTCTTTGTAGGTGAAAAGTACATCAACCTTTAAACGTACCGTACACAAATCGCCGTCTTGTGTCAATTCCTTAACAAAGTAGTAACGGTTTAAACTTTCGATATAAACGTAATTAAACGTTACGGGTGTGCGAGTTCTGAATCTTACTACAGGGGCTAATACGTTGAAACTAGCATTTAGCAATCCTGTGTACTCGCTGTTTTCCTGTAGGGTTTTGTTTACTTCGTTCGGTTTACCGTCAAAATTGAAAGTTTTAATTTTAATCATATCATCAAAGTTAAAAAGGGTGTTCCTGTGCTATCAACTACAGGAAACACCCTCAACAGTTAAACAACCAAAACTAGGCAATAAAGAACACTACAAAATTCTCGTTTGTGTCATTGAAGTAGCCGGCATCGAATTTATAATAATTGTTGAAAAATTCGGCTTTGGCGTTGTAGTTGGTTGTTACTCGCTTATCTAAGTTTGTAACACCGAGAGCGTCACGGTCAAACATAACACCGAGTACACCACTTACAGAAACGGTTGCACCGCTTGCAGATTTCACGTCAATCTTTGAAACGTTGGCAAAAGCGTAATCTTTGCCCGTTGCTTGCCAACTTGCCACGGTTTCAGCCTGTGGCAACAACACGTTTTCATTGTGGAACGTATCGGCATACAGGTAGGTTTTTGCAGCGGCTGCGAAATCACTCAACAAAACGGTGTGCAACATTTCCTTTGGTGTGAAACGTTCCTTACCGCCAACGTTAAACAGGGTCGAAATTGTCTGCAAACGGTCTGAGTACAACCCCATAATATACGCTGCAAATCGAATGAAATCGGGTGTGGTAATTGCTGCGTCTGCTGTAATCTGTGCACCTGTTTTCTCATTGTAGAGTTTTAACAGGTTTACGCATCTGACAGTACTTGCAGAACTGTAATTTACTGTTTCATGAGTAGATGGAACGAAACCGAATGCGGTCTTGTCTGCGTCCAAAGTTTCGGCAATCATATTGTTGATTGTACGCATCACCAAAGCGTCTGTCTTAATCGTCATTGATTTCTCAACAGCGTTATAAATCATAGACAAAAAACCGTTCAACTGTGCTGCACTGCTGAAGGATTCCTTAACCTGTCTTTCTGTGATAGATACAGGAACTTCAAAAGTTACTTTTGAGTTAAAGAACTTAGCAGAAACTGTCGGTTTGTGGAAAACGTCCTGTTTGTACTCCTGACCGTCCTGTAGATTCCAAGTGTCATTTTCCTCAGCCTGTGGCACGTCTGAGGAAATCTTTTCCAATACCGAACCAAATTCCCACGCATCCATCAGAACAGACGGAACTTTGCCCGAATAAGGGCGGTTAACGAAAACTACTTTACCGATATGGTTAACCAATGATTTAACATAACTGTCAACAGCATTTTGATTAAAAATTTCGTTGCCCAAATCAACCACACCTGTAAGGTCTTCGTGTACCAAATCGGTTGTACCCAAAACCTCACTTGAAACGCTATTAATAAGCGTATAAATCTGTTTTACTTCCATTTTATATAAAATTTAAGAATTAATAAATATCTAAACTAATTTCTTTTGCAATCTCTGTTACCACCTGTGTTTTAAAGTTGGTCTTTCTGAGATTCATTTCTTTTTGAATAATTTCACTAACAGGAACGCTAGACGGATTACCGCTCTTACTACTTGTCTTCGTGCGTGTCTCTTGTCTGTTCCCTGTGGAATCTCTTTGCTGTTTCGTGTCATTGCCAAAATCCCCATTGTTAAAAGTTACACTTGAATCGATAGTGTTATTATTTCCTGTTTCGTCAACCATATTATTTTCTGTAACGGTTTCTTTTGATGTCACAGGATTCAACACATCATATTCACTATTAAACACTTGAATCTGTTTTTGCCATTCCTCAAACTTAACTGTAATAATACCTTTAATAATATCGGTTGCAGTTTCGTTTGTGATAGCGTCAACTAGTTCCCTATTTCCATATTTGAAACGTAAATCGATATCGATTAAGTTTGGTTTATCTTCCCCGAAAATTGATTTGTACAAAACAGGAAAATTAGGCTCAAAAATGGTTTCAAACAATCCGTTATCCACCGTGAAAAATTCTTTAATGTTCATCTTTGTTTTCCTTTTCCTCTTCTGTTTCTTCTGTTTCTTCTGTTTCCGTTTCCGTTTCTTCTGTTTCTTCTGTTTCTGTTTCCGTTTCTTCTGTTTCTTCTGTTTCTGTTTCCGTTTCTTCTGTTTCTTCTGTTTCCTCTGTTTCCTCATTTTCGTTTTCGGTTACAGGGTCAACATCTTCTGTTTCGGTGTGTGCATGTCCCTCTTCTGTGGCTTTGAGTAACGACAGATAATTTTCGTGCTCAATTTTCCAACTAGACCCCAAAGTTACGGTTATTTCCGTACCAAACATTTCGTTAACTCGCTTAACACCCTCAACACGTTCTGTTAACATTGAATCAACATAAGGCATTAACGCATCGATATTCATAGATACCTCCTGAGTATTTAAACGCTCACGTTTCATATTGTAATTAGCGTTTAAACCTAGGTCGTTAAACATACTAGCTTTGTAGTACTGCAACAGTTCTATAAGCTGTGTTATCTGTTGGTTGCTCTGTGTCGGTGGGGTTTGCATATTAACACCTTTGAAAAAGGCATTTTCACCGATAACTGAGAAATCACCGTCCAAAATCTTTTTCAAGAAAGATTCTGCACTTTGTTTCGTCTTATCATCACTAGCAGAAATTAGCATAGTGATTCTAGTTAAAACGCTAGTCATATTTAAAGTAATAACTGCGTCTGTGTAAAGTACACCATATTTCCCGATAACAGGTAGAATTGAATCTGCAAACGGTGTGTTATTGATAACTACAATATCTTTTCCGATATTGTAGGTTTTATCCAACTTTAACCACGGATTTGCGACAATAAAATCTTTCCCCCTGTAATATGCATCACATTCGCCACCTCTGTTTCCCTGTAGTGCATACAGTTCACCGTTAACTTTTGCGATTCCTACATTTCCACTAGTTTGCAGAATCTTTTCAAGTTCTACCTGTGGAATCGAATCGGGTAAGCCTGTGTACTCAAACATCTTTGAGGTCATACAAAGAACTCGCTGAAAGAACGTGTCTAGGGCTGTATCTTTGTCTTTGACCTGTGTCTGATACAAGTTATAAAGATTCTCTTTTTTCATTACTTTACAAGTGTTTTAATTAACGTACAAAGTTCTGTTAACACTTTCGTATTACTCTGTACTGTTTCATTTAACTTGTCGGTTTCGTGTTGATGTCTTTCGTTTTGCTTTTCCATATAGAAAAAGAGAGCGATACAGACAGCTACAGGAAAACCTACGTTACTAACTATAGATACGATTTCGTTTACTTCCATATAGCAAATTTTAACTTTGTTATTTAATGGTGCAAAGATAAACAAAATATCTGAAACCACCAAATAAAAACAGGGAAAATGTTTCACGTGAAACACTTTTTCCCCTGTTTTAACAGATATTAAGTAATAATATTACTTCTACTACTTGCCATTAAGTAGTTTCTAACAATTTCACCGATTTCGTTATTTTGATAAAATACCTTATCGGTTGCGAAATACTTCGTTATCTGAGATTCTACATAACTAGCTGTAGATAATAGCTTACGTCTGTAGTTTGGTTTTCCATTCATACAAAGGGAATAAATCAAACTGTTTTCCGTGTCCTTAATCGGTGTTGTCTTATTGTGGATATACATAAAGTTATTAACACCGTCTGAGGATTCCACCTGTATTATATTACCCTGTAGTGTCATTTCGTTAAACTGTATGTAGAAAACGAAAAGTACATCTTTCGGGGTATATTTTACAGGTAGATGGGGGTACACAGCGAGTTCCCATTTTCCGCCCGTAATCATCTGCAAATTTTGGTTATCGAAACAAAAGTATTTGTTACTCGCTTTTTGTTTCACTATCGTGCTGCAATATTCTACAGCCACCGTTGCACCGTGTTCGCCAAACTTGTAAATGTCAATTGTTCCCTGTTCCATCACTCGCACCTGTTTAAGTCCCATTTCTGTAAAATATGGGCAAAACTGATTCACCGTGTTACCCAACATAAAAACTTTAACATCATTACGTTGTCTGATAATAGTACTTAACAGGTTCATATATAACATAAATTCATCGGGCAAATAATAACGTCTTGTCAAAAACTCATCGAAAACAATAGTAGTTATATTCGGGTAACTACTACTTTTTTCGTGTTCCTGTTCTGAAAGACAGAAACCGAAACAGAACGGCACGTTATCGGGTACACGTTTTTTGGTTTCGGGGTCATAAGACGAAAGAAACCATTTACCCGATACGTAAAACACTTCGTTAAATTTTCCGTCTGTAAGGTCTTCTATTACACCGTTTGCCACGTGATTTGCGAAAAGAGATTCTGCACGTTTGCCCCTTAAATCTTCTCGCCATCTACGAATATACGCCATTTGTTTACCTGTGCGCAAATATTCTTTTATACCATACAGTAAGGTAGCGTAAGTTTTACCGTTAGAACGTTCTCCAAAGATAACGTTATAATCAGCATTCTTTGCCAAAATTCGTGATAAGCTGTAAAATTTAGGTGTTTCCACCTTTTCTTTCTTCTGTTTCATAAGCCATTATTTTTTAAATTTGATTCCCATTAAATAATTAATATACATAACAGACAGGCTTAAAGTGTACCCTGTCGGTTCAAGATGTACCCCTGTTTTTGTGTCGTATGTCGAAACCGTCCCCAAATAATCGGTTATAGTTCCACTTTGTTCATAGTCCACATAGGTATGAATGTTTTTACCTGTTGCAGATGGTGGAATATCCAAATAATTTGTAAATGCGTCAAAGATACCATTTTCCCCGAACGTTTCTAACATATAAGGGATAGCAACTTTTTTATTTACGCCCGAAACGGTCAAACTATAATCGTAATCTTTACCGTTAACAGTTAATGCGCCCTGTTCCTGTATCATATAACGTTTTGCGCCCAAAGTTTTAAACTTTGTATAACGTCCCTCATAGTCCCAAACGCCCAAAGGTTTTGCGATTCCCTTAATCGTAACAGGTTCTACTTTCTCAAATGGGATTTTATGAAACCGACACGCAGCACGTAATTTTTGTTGCGCCAAATCGTTGTAGGCTTTGAAATATTCTTTGTGTGCATCACCATTTTTTATTTTTACACTGTCGGTATCACTGTATATGTAATCGTCACCACATTCCAAAATTCCTGTAAACAGGTTTCTTCGTGCGTAGGCTGTTACATATATACCCCACGGATAAAAAAGAAAACGGTTTTTGCTGTCGTTGTATGTATTCAACACCTCCAAACGTTTTTCGCCTGTAAGGTGTTCCACGTCCCACATTTCACCATCACAAAGTATTTCATCACGTAAGGGATTTGTAACACTCATACCGTAACAGCTATTTAGCATTTCTTTGCTGTTTAGATATTCTGTTTCTTTTCCCTTTACACCCTTTAATTTCGTTTTCATTTCATACAGGTGCAAAATTGATTTTATAAACTCTGTCGGTAAATATTCTTTGCGGTAACAAATCATTTTGCCGATTCTTACAGATTCCCACATATAGAACTGAGAAAACACCCTATAATCTATTTCTGTAATAGTCATACAGATTTTACTAGCACAAACCAAACGACCATTATTTTCTGAAACGTTTTCTTTTACGAAACACTTACTAACAGATATTGGGTTTTCATTATCCGACTTTGCAAAGATGCTGGTAAATTCCACGTCAAACACACAGCAATATTTTGATGTCATAAACTCAAATTGTTTCATAGACTTAACAGGAACAAATACCCCTGTACTCATAGGAAATTTCTCGCTTACCATCACATAGGGGTAACTACTAGTAAAATCGTAACTATCTACGTTTTCTATTACCTCATCGGTATATTTTGCGTTTGCATGTGTGAAACCGCCCGAAAAAGCCCTTTGCAGCATTTCAAATTCCTCCATACCTGTTATATTTAAGTTATGGATTTTATCCAAATACTTAAAGTTTTGAATTGTTTTACCTGTTTCGGGGTCTGTTGTTTTGAAACAGACAGAACGACAATATTTACGCACAAAACCTGTCTTCGTTATCGGCAAATGGGTAATGTTTTTGTATTGTTCGATTAATTCCTGTATATAACACATAACTACTTTAATATCGTTCAAACAGTAACCCATTTCTTTTTGTGTTAACGGTGTTTTGCTGTGACGTAACAGACTGTAATCTAAATCACCGACTAACTTTTCACATTTATATTTGTGTAATTGTTCGCCTAGCTTTGCAAGTGAATAACCCGATAACAGGTAACTACATCTAAACTCTATTCCGTTTTCCGTGATTCCGTAAATAGGTTTTCTAAGGTCTATTGAAAAAACCTTTGACCACTGTAATAACTCTCTGAAAAATTGGAACTCATAAGCTAAATTGTGAACGTATATAATAATGCGTTTATTTTCAGACAGGTTTAAAATGTCTGATATTGTATCTAGCATAGTTATAAATTCGTCCCACGTGCGCCCTATAATACAGTAACCATTGATACCAAATTGCCAAACGTACATTAAACTACATTTTTCCATTTTGGTTTGCTTACCACCTAATTTTATATAACGGTCATAGGTATATGTTTCACCGTCCGCATCACGGTAGAAAGATGTAGTTTCTATATCGAAAGATACAGGAACGTTTAAGAACTTTTCGCCCTTATTGTTTCCTGTAAAATTCTTATCGTTCACAGCCAAAGCCAAAACTTTTTGTATCTCTTTCGGTGTGAACGTTTCTGTATGTAGTGCAAAAGGAATTTTTTTCATTATAAACCAAATTTTTTAAATTCGTCTAATATACGCTTTAACGGTTCATCTGTGTTATAGGAATCCACATCATTTATAAATGCTTCTGCGTTTGGGTCATTGCCTATTTGCTCTAAGGCATCATCTAACGCATTTTCAATCTTTACCGCGTCATCTTCGATTTGGTCTGAAACGTCTTTTGATTCCTGTTCTAGTTCACCTGTAAAATCTTTATATTGCATTAAGTACTGTTCCAAAAAACGCTCATCTGAAACACTCGCAATTTTGCCCATTAACTTATTTTGCATAAGGGCAAAACTTTTATCGTCCAAATCATAGGCTTTTTTCAAGTGTTCAGCATATTCTTTTGTACCTGTGGCTGTAGATGTAGGCTGACGTAAAAAAGAAACCGCTTTTGAGTACTCAATCTTTAAATCTTCCCAACTGTGACGCATAGAGAATTTAGTGAAACCTGTTATATTGCCTTTGTTAAGGGCAACAACAGCCGGCGAAACTATACCCGATTTTTCAACGTTCTGTATGCGTCTGTTAGCCTGTTGAAATACACGTGCAATCTCTTTACGCAAATAGCCACGTGATTCTACAGCCGTTAATATTTGCTTATCTAATTGCACTTTGCTAGTAAGTGCAAACGTTTTGTTTGTAAACCCTATAGGATTCTGTTTTGCCATTTTAAGAAAGATTTAAATTAAACAAAGACAGGGACGAACAAATTAAATTCGCCCGCCCCTGTGAAACCAACCTTTACACTAACAACTTTTACTTATCCACGAAAGTTATACCGTAGCACTTTTTAGCGTGTGATTCATATTCGTAGATAGTATAACCCACCTTATTCGCTTTGATAGCGTCCACGGCATCATTGTTAGCGAGAATCTCTCGCACCGTGTCACCTGTGAACTGTGGTAAGTTTACCAAACGCTTATTTTCAGCATCAATAATTACAGGTGAATCCCCCAACTGTGATTTGTGAACGTACATACCGTTAATAGGGTGTACTACATCACCGCCACCGTCTTTCTCGCTGTTGTAGATGTCGGTCAACTTAACAAATGGAAAATCGGTTGTATCAATACCGAAACTAGTCTTATTAAAAGTACTAGCAAAACTAAAACCTTTTGGCATAACTTATAAATTATTTAACGTTAAACTATGTGTTACCTGTGGTGTGAACTTACTCAACTTCGTTCATACCGTTTGTAGCTGCAAACTCGTTGAGCCATTTCTTAAAACGGTTCAACTTAATAACCGCTTTATCGTCTTTGGCTACCTCGTTACTAGTCATCAAACCGTTTACGCTTGTAATACAGTTGAAAACTGTCTCATTAAAATTTTCGTTCATAATTACCTAATTTAAAATGTTAAACTTATATGTTTCTTAAACACGGTGCAAAGATACTGCATTTTTGCGAAACCACCAAATTTTTTCTGTTAAGAAATCTTAAATAATAAAATTAATATCTGTTAACAAACCGTTTCACGTGAAACATTAATAACAGGTTGTTCCACGTGAAACAATAACAGGACAGCAAAAGTTAACAAAATTAGTAAACTTTAACAATA